CCCAAGCGCAAATGATGACGGCCTGACGCCAAATTATTTGTCTTGTGCTGGGGTTGTAGGTACAGTTACAGTTTCGGTGACGTAGGAGTCAACATGGATAAGAAACAAGTCAAAAGTATTGCTGACATGGAAGCCAAGAAAGAAGTCAAGGCCCATGAAAAAGCCATGCACGGCAAGAAGTTTTACAAAGGCGGCAAGACTGACGCCGACATGCTCAAGTATGGGCGCGGTATTGCCAAGGTGATGAACCAGCGCACTGGGAACAAAGCACCATGAAAAACGTAAAGATGCCCTCAAAGCAGCCGGAAGCACCGCGTCCCAACCCTAATCCGTTGGGCGAGAACGGCTACCCTGATAAGCCCAAGACCTCCGGCATCAAGATCCGTGGTACTGGCGCAGCAACCAAAGGCACGATGGCCCGTGGGCCGATGGCGTAATGAACTACACGCAGCTTCAGGCGGCGATAGTCGCGTATTCAGAAAATACCAGCACTGAGTTTGCTGCTGAAATATCTACGTTTGTTACACAAGCGGAACAGCGGATCTACAACACGATTCAATTTCCGTCGTTGCGTAAGAACGTGACGGGTACAACCACGATTAGCAACAAGTACCTTCAGTGCCCGTCAGACTTTCTGGCGGTGTATTCAATGGCCGTGATCAACCCCACGACCAGCGAGTATGAGTACCTGCTGAACAAGGATGTCAACTTCATCCGTGCTGGGTATCCAAACCCTGCTGACACGGGCATTCCAAAGTACTACGCGCTGTTTGGCCCGCGCTCTGATGATGAGAAAGAGTTGAGCTTCATCCTTGGGCCGACCCCTGCGGCTGCGTACAGCGTAGAACTTCATTATTTCTATTACCCCGAGTCAATCACTACTGTTGCATCTGGCCGCACTTGGTTGGGTGACAACTTTGATTCTGTGTTGTTCTACGGCGCTTTGGTGGAGTCTGCTACCTACATGAAGCAGGAGCCGGACATCGTTGCGCTGTACAACCAGAAGTACCAAGAAGCATTGGCATTGGCTAAACGTCTCGGAGACGGCATGGAGCGCCAGGACGCTTACAGGTCGGGTCAATATAGGCAGGCGGTCACATGATCATTCAGTGCATCGTCAACTCCTTTCGTTCGCAGATGCTTCAGGGTCAGCACGATTTGCTGACGGATACGCTGAAGATTGCCCTCTACACGGGCAACGCGACGTTGGGGCCTATGACGACTGTTTACACCACGGATGGCGAGGCTTCTGGGTCTGGTTACACGGCGGGTGGGATCACGCTGACTGGCGCGACCATCAATACAGCTACTGAAACCACAACCACCCCGGCAGTGGTGTACGTCAACTTCAATAACGCAGTGTTCAGCGCTGCGGTAACAGCTCGTGGCGCGTTGATTTATAACTCTTCCAAGTCAAACAAAGCGATTGCAACCATTGACTTCGGAGCAGATAAAACATCCGCCACGACTTTTACGGTAACCATGCCTGCCAACACATCAACAACGGCGCTGCTGCGCTTTCCTTGAGGACTAAATCATGTCAAACGAAAAAGCCAAGGCCACCGACCTCGTTGCAGGCGGCATGGTCGCAAACACCGGAGCCAGCGAAGGCGCAAAAGCCACTGGCAAGTACTTCATTGAGTGCTATGACAAAGATGGCAACCTGAAGTGGACGGATGAGTCCAAGAACCTCGTGGTTAACGTGGGCCTTCAGTACATGGCTGGTGTAGCGCTGACTTCTACCGCGCAGATCACCACGTGGTATTTGGGTCTGTACGGCGCTGCGGCAAGTAACAACCCTGCGGCTGGGGACACCATGTCTTCTCACGCGGGCTGGACGGAAGTGACTGCCTATTCGGAGTCAACCCGAGTTGCGGCTACGTTTGCTGCGGCAACCAACGCCAATCCTTCTGTGGTGACCAACTCAGCCAGCAAGGCAGTCTTCACCATCAACGGCACCACGACTGTGGGCGGGGCTTTCCTGACCAGCGGCTCTGCTAAGAGCGGCACGACCGGTACTTTGTTCTCAGCGGCTGACTTCAGCTCCCCTGGGGATCGGTCGGTGGTGTCTGGGGATATTTTGAACGTCACTTATACCTTTAGCCTGTCGGCTTAAGGATGAGATGTGGCAGAAGGTGGATGGGGTTCTGGCACCTGGGGTCAGGCCGGATGGGGTGATTCGGTCTATGACCGTAATGTTGCTGAAACAGCGACAGGCTCAGACTCCGTCTCTTCATCTTCTTCCACACAATCTGCGGTTGCTGAAACAGCCAGCGGCGCGGATGCCGTTTCAACGCTGGTTAAATTCCAGTCTGCCGTCTCAGAAACCGCAACGGGCGCAGATGCAATTGCGGCAACCCCAGAGTATCCGGGCAACATCAGTGAAAGCGCATCAGGCTCAGATGCCGTCAGCGCAAATCAAAATGTTCAGTCCGCAATCTCAGAAACAGCCACAGGGACAGACGCAGTTTCCTCGTCTTTCTCAATTCAGTCTGCGGTTGCTGAAACAGCCAGCGGCTCTGATGCAGTCTCTGGGGTTGTTGAAGTTTACTCTGCTGTTGCAGAAACGGCTACCGGATCAGACGCTGTCTCGTCCCTGGCTCAACTCCAGGCCGCTGTTGCTGAAAGCGCCACTGGGACGGATACTGTCTCGTCTACGCCTACATACGGGATTGCGGTTTCTGAAAGTGCGGCTGGTGCTGATGCAGTATCGACAGGCGCTTCGTTTGGTTCTGCGGTCTCTGAAACCGCGACGGGGTCAGATGCAACTTCAGCCGCGTTTGCGTTCTACAGCAGTGTCAGTGAATCAGCCACTGGGGCGGACACGGTTGCGTCGTCCTTCTCAATTCAGTCTTCAGTTTCCGAAACCGCCACAGGCACAGACACGGCTGCTGCGCTCTTTAAACCAGCGGCCACAATTTCCGAATCTGCAACAGCTACAGATACCCTTTCAGCGGCAGCAAGATTCATTGCTGCAATTCAAGAGCTTGCCACCGCCACCGACGCAATTTCCGGCAGAAAACTCTGGGAAATTATTGATGACACCCAGACAGCGAACTGGCAGAATATCAACGATGTGCAATCAGCCAATTGGAATGCGGTTGACGACACACAAAGCGCCGGATGGACGGTTATAAATACAGCGTAGGAACAGATGCTCGTATACAAGATCACCAACACAGTCAACGACAGGGTCTATGTCGGGCTGACCGTTGGGCCGCTTAAAGTCCGGTGGCGTCAGCATTTGTGTGCTGCCCGCAAGGACGAAGATAAGCCTTTGTATCGGGCGATGCGCAAGCATGGGGTAGAGAATTTCTCTATCCATACAATCTACGAAGCCACATCCATTGAAGATTTGCGTCAGGCAGAAATACGTTTGATTGCAGAGCTGAAAGCTCATGTCAATGATGGCGGGTATAACTTGACCGATCACGGTCACAAGCACGGCAGCGCAAGTTTGTTGAAAGGAGAACAGCTCTACAACGCTACATTAACAGAGGAAATTGTCGCGTTTATACGTGACCCGCAGCACTGGGACAAGGCAAACTCTCAGGTGCTGGACATGGTTAAAGAGCGTTTTGGTTTTCAAGGCGCAAGGGATACATTACGGGATGCACGTCGCGGGGATGCGTGGAAACACCTCAACGACAAGTACCCACCAGTTAAGACAGGGCAGGGAAAACGTAAGCCGCCCATGACAGAAGAGCAAAAGGAGCAAGCACGGCAGACGCTTGCTGCATATAGAACTGAGGCTCATACAAAACTGTCAGATATGCGCCGTGGCAAACGCGGTGCCAATGCAAAACTGCCGGAACAAACGGTCAAGGACATTTTTTACAGCCACCTTTCGTTGCTAAAAACAGCAGCGCAATTTGAGGTCAGCAAAAAGATGGTTTTATTGATCAAACAGCGCAAAACGCATGTTTATCTGACAAAGGAATTGTGAAATGACTACTGCATATACTTCGCTCCTTGGATTAGCCCTACCGGTAACAGGGGAACTAGCGGGCCAGTGGGGCGATACCGTCAATGACTACATCACCAAGTACATGGATGCGGCGGTCGCTGGCGCTCAGACGATCAGCGGCACCCAGACGGCTGTAACCCTGTCCGTTACAAATGGATCAGCGCTTTCCCAAGCAGGCACGGGCGGCACGGGCTCGGCTCAGTATCAGATCATCAACTGCACGGGCAGTCCTGCTTCGCTGTTGACCATCACCGTCCCGGCTCAGAGCAAGGTGTATCTGGTTCTGAATGCCACATCGACTTCCCAGTCCGTCAAAGTAGTAGGTACTGGCCCAACCACGGGCGTGACGATCATCTCGGGTGAGAAAGCGCTGATTGCGTGGAACGGTTCGGACTTTGTAAAGATCGCCACCGCTGGTGGATCTCCGACGTTTACGGACGTGACGGTTACTGGCACGACGACTCTTTCGGGTCTGACTGCGTCTACTGCGCTAGCGCTTAACGGAAGTAAACAGGTTGTCTCGGTTACTAACACGGGCACTGGCAATAACGTGCTGTCGGCTTCTCCTACGCTGACGGGGACTATTGGCGGCGCGTCAATGACGCTTTCTTCTCTAACCTCCGGTCGGGTGACCTACGCTGGCGCTTCGGGGCTGTTGACAGACTCGTCTTCCCTTACTTTTGACGGCACCACTTTAACTGCTGGTGGCTTGTCTACGGGCGGAAGCCTGACCCTCTCCGGCGGCACGGCTAACGGT